CCGCGCCAGCGTCCACCCAGAGCGCATAATCCGAACCCGACACAGTTGCGCCTGTCGCTGAGGCGATGCGAAGCGTGGCCGCGTTGGTGACCGTCGCGCTTCCCCCCGTTACTGTTGGAACGAGGTTTAACAGCGCCAGAAGCGAGTGGGTGCCCGAACCCGCCTCGACCAATGTACTGCTGACACGTATCCCTTCGATATTCTCTCCCGGCGTTCCCGTGATGCTGTGCTGAATGCGCATCCCGATATTGGCATCGCCAGAGACAGCACCAAACGCGCCGCCTAGCGTGAGCGCGGTGCGCGAGTCCACACTCTGACCTATGGCGCTTGGGCCGGTGCTAGAGGTAACAAAAGCGCCCGTCGAGGTGATGGCCCCAACGGCGAGCGATGTCAGGGTGCCTACGCTGGTCAGGCTGGAGGCCGTCACGCCTGACGCGAGGGTGGCACCTGTTAGATCACCAGCAGGAGCGGTGACCGAAACGTCGCCCCCCGCTGTCATGGTAGCGTCCCCACTGAGCGCGAACTCTGCGGCTACATTCGAGCCGCTGCCGATCCAGATCTTCGTGCTCGCGAGCGGTGAGCTTGTGGGGTCGATGTATGCACCAGTGATCGCGGTGCCATTCCAGACGCCCGTCGCAATCGTGCCAACAGCGGTGATCTGAGTCTGGGACGCATCTACATTCAGTGTAGGTATCGGCCCACTTAAACTTGTTCCAGACAATCCAGTGCCGGCAACGATGGCCGTGAGGTCACCCGTCGTGGGAGCGGCCCAGGTTGGGACGCCACTAGCCAGCGTCAGCACTTCGGTGTCAGAACCTTTCGCGAGCTTGGCGAGCGTGGTCGTACCACTCGCATACAGAATGTCGCCAGCGGTATAACTCGCTAGACCCGTACCGCCGTAGCCAACTGCCACGGTAGTGCCATTCCAGACGCCTGTCGCGACCGTGCCCAGAATCGTGATCGCGGTGGAGCTTCCGACATCCAACGCGACGGGATCAGTAGTGCCGTCACCGATCAGGATCTCGCCATCGGCCAGGACAGCCGTAGCCGTTACTGCCCCGGTGCCGCTACCCAAAAGGATGCCGCCATCGGTCAGGCTCGTCGCCCCGGTGCCGCCATAGGCCACTGCAACCGTGGAACCGTTCCAGGTGCCTGACGCCACGGTGCCGACAGTGACCAGCGAACTGTCGCCGGTATACGCGGTTGCGTCACTGAGATTGAAGGCTGGTGTCGCGTCCGTAGCACCCAACGCGAGGCTCACGCCTCCGTAGCTCACAGTCGAGTTGGCTAGGTAGGCGTTGGCAACAGCAGTGCCCTGCCACACACCTGTCGCGATAGTGCCAAGCGCAGTTATCTGGGTCTGCGAAGCGTCCACGGCCAACGTACCGCTCGCTCCGGTCAGGCCGGTGCCGCCCATCGCGGTCGCTAGATCGGCAATCGACTCTTTCTTGGTGCTGCTGTCGTCGGCGTCGATGATCGCAATCGAATCGTTGGCGACATTGACCGCAGCGGCTGACAGATCGTTGAAATTCAGTCCGAGCGTGACATCGGGGCCGGTCCCGTTCGTGACCGTCATCCCGCCATTCGTGGCGTCCGCTACCGAGGTGATGTCACCGACTTCTGGCGAAGTCCAGGCGAGTGTGCCGGAACCATCTGCGGCAGACAGCACTTGGTTGATCGTGCCGACCGCTGCCGGCATCGTGAGCGTATAGGAGGTGGTGGTGCCGTGAGCTTGAAGTGCGATGTACTGACCGCCCGTGGTATCGGCCAACCTGAGATCACCCTGCGCGATCACAGTCAACTGATCGACGGATACAGCCCCCAACGATATCGCGGTGCCGCTTGAAGCGAACACAGCGTCGAGGATATCTACGACTTCCTCGTTGATCGTCGTGCCCCAGGTATCTGTTGACCCACCAACGGTGGGTTTCGTCATACTCAGGTTGGTCGTCGGATTAGCCATTTTTTATCCTAGCACCCTGGATCTCATGCGAAGCGAGGAGCCTGTATGCAGTTCGCGCTCTCCCTGTAGGCGCAGCGCCGTCAGGGCTTTGTCCAGGCGGCTCGTCCACATGGGCATCCGCTCGTCGTTTTTTAAGTACGGTTCCGCTTCTACCAGCGTCCCGAACAGATAGATATCGGGATGCGCTGCCAGCAGCCAATTGCTGGTCGCGCTATCGCTCAGTGCGGCGATCCGCGTGTAATAGACAATCGAAGACGTATAGGTCGAATCGGGTGAAGGCACGACCTCGAGTTGGTTACTGGAACCACCGATCACCGTGAAATAATACGGTTTGCCGGTCGCGCTCATCGCGGCCCTGCGCTCCGAAATCTCTTCCGGCGTCATGTACTCCAACACGATAACCGGCGTGAGATCGAGCACGATCCTGACGATCTCCAGCGTATCAGACGGCAACGTGTTATAGCGTGACGCGATCGAGAACGAATCGTCTTTCGTGACCATATCAGGCTGACGGATCACGCGATTGAAGTTCGCTTCCGAGAGTTCGATAAACTCTGGGATACGCGCTGTCAGATCAGTGCGGTCGAGCCAATTCGCGGTTGCCGTCTGCAACTCCGCGTAGGTCGTGATCGCCACCTAAAGCCTCCCCGGCCTCGTCCTGAACACCCCATTATCTTTGTCGTTCAGCCACTTATAGATCGCGCGCTGGTCTTTGAAATTGTGCGATATCTTCGCGAGTTCATGGTAAATGCTCATCGGGATGGTCGCGACCTTATGGAGATCGCCTTTCCACGGCTCGCGCTCGCCCATCTGATTGAAAGCGCCCTTCGTGCTCTCGATCAGGGCCGTAACGTCTTGCTGGGTTTCCAGCCCGAAATCACCCGTGATATCATCGAAATGAAACCACTGCGTGATACCTGTAGCTGGATCGCTGTCCAGCACTCGTTTCATCGACATGATGGCGTCTACCGGGGGGTGGGAACCGAGGCCCCCACCCCACCAGCAGAACTACGCCGAAGTGATTCCGGCAACGACACCATGAGCGGCTTCGTTGTTGACCTGAAGCCCCCACTCGATGAGCGCCATCCGCTTATCGGCGTCACCCGTCCTCGCAAGGTCTTCGATCCGATAGGGCCGTAGACTCGCGATCTTCACCTCGTCTGGGTCGATCAAGAACGCCCAGTTGTTCATCAGCGATCCAGCACCTTCGTCGATCACTGATGTGAAGAACCGATTCGGCACAACGGACAGATTACCGAAGTCGCTGACATAAATATCAGCGGCCCCAATGATCACAGACGGCTCTGCGCCGTCCACGTTGTACCGGCTGGAAGCGATTCCACTGAAGCCGCTCACAACGGTCTTGTTGAACGGGCCGACCATCAACATGCTCGGCTCGCCGCCATTCTCGTAGCACGACTGCATGGTGCTTTTCAACATTGTCTCTGTGAACGCTACGGGAATGTCGAAAGACTTCCACACCTCGCTCGCACCCGTCGGAACCGCACCCGAATAGCTGGGCTTGGTCGCGGCGTTTTCAACAACATTCGACTTCAGCCAGCCTGGGAAGCCACAGGTGACGCGGGCTGTCGATGTCGCACCGACAACCGCACCGACGCCATTCAGCAACGCAGCTACTTCGACGTTGCGCTTGAGTTCCTTCGCAGCTTTCGCCGCCTGATAGCCGACTTCAGAGGCGCGGCCAGCCTTGTTCACCCTCTGTTCGGTGCCAGAGATAATGAAATCTGCCATGTTGATCTGGCAATAGTTGCCCAGCCGAACGGTTGGTGTGACAGCCGTGAATGACGACAGATCCTGGCCCTCAACGACCGGCGTACCACTAGCGGTCGCAAGTGAATCCGTCTGCCACTCAAAGTATGTATTATCTGCGTCCCTCGACCCGATATTGCTCTGGAAAGGCGTGGTCGTCGGGCTGATATCAGAGATCAGATCGCTGAGATCCTCCCGAATGCCTTTCGCTTCGTAGGTCAGGAACGAATTGGCAATAACTGCCATCGTCCATTCTCCGGTTAGTCCGTAAGGATTTCCGCGAACAGAGCCGCAGCGTCATCGACCTTACCGGTCTGTTTCAGCTTGGCTCGCGCCGCTTTCGCCTTACGGGAGCGCACCCGGCGGGATGTCTCTTGATTACCGCCTTTCACGCTGCCGATTTTAGATTTAGCCGCAGTGATCCTATCGCCGTTCGTGAGTTCGTTATAGCGCATCGCATCGCGTAACACGACGAGTGCCCTAT